CTAACTTTATATTTAAACAATAAATGTCTATACCAAGAAATCAATGGAGTCATGTCTTTGGAGCCAGGAGGTATCGGGAAGACTTTTATACCGCCGATTCAGGGATTCGCTATCACAGCATTGGCAACGGAGCAAAGCAATGTAGTACACCGCCTAAACACTTTACTGCTGCGAAAGGTGTTATCATGACCGAAAGACAATACCAGGGTTCAACATTATTCCCATTTATTAGATAACCTTTTAAAAAAACGAAACCACAAGCTGAAAATCTTAAGGCACTACTGGAAGAACTCCGAGGGGAAGTAATGGAGGAGATTCAGGATGTCACCAACGAGATCCGGGTAATGTGCCTCAAAACTATAGAGAGCGGAATCGACACTTTGGACATCCCACAATGCCGGGGATCGGCGGAGGCAATTATAAGAACCGTCCGGATCCTACTTCGACAAGAGAAGCTGTAAATGTTATAATCAACTTGATGAAGAAACCGTTAAGCCCGATAAAACTGGCTAAAAAAATCGAGGACAAATATTGGAAGCAGATTGTTAAACACAGGGCTGGCTTTAAATGCGAGATTTGCGGCGACTCTAATCGTCAACTCAACTCCCACCATATAGAGGGTAAGGGGAATATGGACTTGAGGACTAATCTGGATAATGGGATCTGTTTATGCGTGACCTGTCACACGATGGGACAGGTGGCTGCTCATTCGACCTCTTATAGCGGGCAACAGGAGTTTCATCAGCTCTTGGAGAATGTTCGCAACCCTTTAATACTGGATCAGTTGAAAAGATTAAGGAACCATACCGGGATGAACATGATGGAGCTGGAGGCAAGGTTTGAGAATCTTAAACAAACATTGTCAAACTATGAGTAATGAACTACAATGTAGTTGTGAGAAAAACTGCACTATTAGATATTTTTGACTCCTCAAAACAAAAAGTTATGGGCTTTGCTTATTCGGGACAGAATATGGACCTGGTGAAAATGCTTGTTGACGTTGATGAAAGTGCGGTGATAGGGGACAGGATAAAACTAGAATTTGAATATGATACTGTTGCCCGGGTGAGGATCAGGAATTTCTTGGCGATCATGCAGTTGTATGACTTCGCTTTTAAGTATAACCCCAATCAAAATGGCTAATGTAAATGTAACCCCGAAATACGACAAGAGGGATTTGACCGAGCTTGTCTTTTATGAGAAAAATGCTAAAAAACACCCACCTGAACAAATTATACAACTTGCTGACATTATAAGGGAGGTTGGGTTTAAGGTCCCGGTGGTAATAGACAAGAACAATGTGATCGTGTCTGGGCATGGTAGGGTCCAGGCGGCGAAGCAACTCGGGCTAAAAGAGATCCCGGTAATAGTTGCGGACGACCTAACCCCGACCCAGGTAAAGGCTTACAGGCTGGCCGATAATAAGATTGCGGAAAGTGGTGTGAATAAAAGCATGATAATTGATGAATTGGAGGAGTTGAAGATGGAAGGTTTTGATATTAGCCTGACCGGTTACGATGAGGGAATGTTGGAAACCCCGGAGGGCGAGAAACCCGAGGAGGAGTTTGGGCTTGAATTACTAGAAGAACAGAACTATGTCGTTCTGGTTTTTAATAATACTATCGATTGGATGAGTGCAAAGGAGGCTTTGGGGCTAAAAACTGTTGCTCAATCCTATCAGAGCAAAAAGAACGTAGCGGATGGAGCGTTAAGAAAGGGGACCGGGCGAGTGATTGATGGTGCTGCAATTATTCGTAAACTAACACAACTATGATTATCGCAATCCCTTCAAAAGGCCGAGCTAATGATTTTCTGACCTCTAAATGGTTTGACGATTACATTGTCTTTTGCCCGGAAAAGGAAAAGAAGGACTATCTAAAAAAGCATAAAAACGTAGTAGGGATCCCGGACAAGCAGAAAGGTATTACAAAAGCGAGGAACTTCATACTAGACTATGCAAAAGAGAAAGGAGAGAAATGGGTCCTGATGGTTGACGATGATATAACTTTCATAAATTACTTTGAAAACAATAAGTATAACAAGATTACTGACAAGAAGGAAATCCTGTGGCTAGTGGAGAACAACTTTATAATGACCGAGGAACTAGGAACTAACGTATGGGGATTCTCTATAGGGGGAGCGCAGTATAGTTACAGCTCGAATCATCCGTTTGCTTTCCTGGCACTTCCTCTTGGATCCTTTATGGGAATAATAGAGGATGGACAACGGTTCGATGAGAGATTTACCACGAAAGAGGATTACGATTTTTCAATCCAATCTATGAAAAAACACAGAAAGACCTTTGTTGATAAAAAACACAGCTATAAAGCAAAGCATTGGGAACAAGAAGGGGGCTGTTCTGCCTATAGGACAATTGCACTAGAAGTCGAGATGCAACAACTGTTAATTAAGAAATGGGGGTCGAAGATTGTTAAAAAGAACCACAACAAAGCTGGAGGAGGTGGCAATAGCAATGATAGATATTGGGAAGTCTCAATTAGTATACCAATTAAAGGAATATAACTATGGCAGGAAAACCAAATTGTAAAAGATGTCTCAAACCTAAATCACAATGTAAGTGTGGTAGACCCACCGTAATGACAGAGGAGGTGATAAGAAAACTAGAAAGAGTATTCTCTTATGGTGCTAGTGATAGGGAGGCTTCCTTATACGCAGGGATAACTCCGGCAACGTTGTATAAATACTGCAATGAACATCCAGAGTTTTCGGAGCGAAAGGAGTTGCTTAAGGATAAACCTATTTTAAGGGCCAGAGAGATTGTAATCACCGGGATGGAGGAAGATCCGAGTTTGGCTTTTAAATACCTGGAGCGGAAAAGAAAAGAGGAGTTTGCTGTTAGAACTGAACTTACTGGAAAGGAGGGCGATGCTATCCAACACGATGTACTGGGGGAGGAGGCAAAGAAAAGACTTAAAAAGTACAAGAAATGATTAACTATGCCGAATGGGTCCAGGATCTTAATGCCTTTGATGGTGAGGAGCAGCGAGAGTGGGCTAAACAATCCTTAAAGGACAAAGAGAACCTACACATATTCGGTAAGTTCTTTTTCCCTCACATTATTAAAGGAGATTACGAGGTCCCTCAATGTCACAAGGATTTGATTGCGGCGATAGCGGAAAGGACGGATGGGGCTATTATATTCCCACGCGGCTTTGCTAAATCAACCTGGATCAAGATCGACACTATCCACGACATCGTTTATGGACTCGAGCCGGTGATCCTTTACATCTCAAACACCTTGAGAGATTCGCAATTTCATTTTGAGAGTATGAAGACCGAGCTTGAAAACAACGATTTGCTCAAAAGTGCGTATGGGGACCTGGTGCCACCAGAGAGCGATGTTGGAAGGAAATGGACTAATACTCATTTTGAGACATTAAATCGCTGTAACATAGTCGCTAGGGGTGCGGGCAAGGGACGTGGTGTGAACATTAAGAACCAAAGACCGACTAAAATAATTTGTGACGATGTGGAGGATGACGAGCAAGTCAAGAGCCTGGATCGGAGGCTTAAATTGCATGAATGGCTTTACGGGGTAATATTTCCGTCAAAGGATGCCGAGAAAGGTTATGTCAAAATGGTCGGGACTGTTATATCGCCTAATTGCCAGATCCTTAAATTCTACAAACAACATGGCGGGATATTTAAAAAGGGAATAGAGGGCGGCGAGTCAATATGGCAAGAGATGTTCCCGATGGACAGTTTGATGGAGCTGAAAAAGCAACTTGGGACCCGGATCTTTTCACAGGAGATTTTGAATAATCCAATAAATGAGGAGACTTCACGAATAAAGAAAGAGTGGATCAAGTTCTTTTCTAATGTGACCGAAAATGAATTCTTTACGAAAGTTTTAATGTTTGACCCACAGGCCGGAGAGTCAAAGAGTGCTGATTTTTATGGGCTATGCTTGGCGGGTAAGTTTAAAAAAGACAACTACAAATATATCCTACAGATTAAAAGTGGGAGAGACACCCAGATGAACCAAGCGGCTTTGGTTGCGAGGACGTTCCAGCAACATAATAATATCCGGGTAGTCGGAATTGAGAAGGTGATGTCGCAAGTGGCTGTCTATCAATTACTATTAGATTGGAAGGCCGGGCGGATTGATTTACCAAAAGTGAACAACGAGGATAGGACACTTCCTTTGATAGCGGTTGAACCGAAGGGAAAGGATAAGATTGCAAGGATGCAAATGCATGAACCTGATTTTGAGAATGGGAACATACTATTCCACGAATCTTTGAGGAGCTTTACAGAAAGCCTGGTGTGCTTTCCGGAGGTTGACCATGATGATGACATCGACTCGATGATGTATAGCCTGGAATATTTAGATAAAACAAGTTTTACAAGTAACAGTCAAATAAGCTATAATAAAGGCAGAACAATCGTTGGGAACATTAGAAATAAGAAGTTTTAATATTAAACTTTATATATGGCAACTTTAAAACCGCAAACTCCACTATCCGTATCGGATTTGATCAAGACTCTTGGTGACTCTGGATCCGAAAGATATAGTGGCTACTTTCAAGACGAACCAAACACACAATGGCGTGACGAAACACGCATCGACATAGTCGAGGACATGCGAAGGAGCGATGGGGCCGTTAAAGGAGTGCTTAATGCTATTAAAGCACCTATGCTGTCAACCCAATGGTATATAGAAATCGCTAGTGACGATCCGAAGGACCAGGAAATTAAAAACTTTGTGCAAGACAATATCGACACTATGCAGAGAACGTGGAAGGATTTTTTGCGTGAAGCTTTGGCGTATCTGGACTTTGGACACTATTGCTTTGAAAAGGTTTATGAAAAGAGGGATGGGAAGATTTACTTGCGAGATCTTGAGCCGAGGATCCCGGCATCAATTCAAAACTGGCAACTAGACGATGGTCGCCGGGGGATTGTGCAACAAATCAATACTGACGAATCAACCATAGCCACTGCTGAAATTCCTGCTGACAAATTGCTAGTCCTTACTAATGACAAAGAGGGTGACGACCTGACAGGGCAAAGCGTGTTAAGACCGGCCTGGAAGCATTACTATATTAAAGACGTTCTGTATAAAGTTGCGAGTATTAGTGCCGAGCGTTATGGGGTAGGAATACCAAAGATCACAATGCCGGACGGTGCTGGAGATGACGAGAAAGCGGAAGCGGAGGAGATGGCTAGAAATATCCGGAGTCATGAGGAGGCGAGAATAATCGTGCCTAATGCAAACTGGATAGTTGAAATTGTTACTCCTAGCGGAAACCCGGAGGGGAGTGCTATCGAAAGCCAGATCCAACATCATAACAAAATGATTCTTTTGAGTGTGCTTGCTGGATTCCTGGGGCTGGGAACTGATGGGGTTGGAAGTTTCGCCCTGTCTAAAGATCAGTCGAGCTTCTTTTTAAAACACGTTGAGGACAAGGCTTCTTACCTAGCGGAACAGTTTACAAAACAGGTTATTACACAACTGGTTGAAATCAATTTTGGGCCGAGAGAGGTTATGCCACAATTAAGATTCGTTTCTTTGGGCGATGTAGACTTTAAAGAAATGAGCGAAGTCTTGAACACTCTTAAAACATCTGGGCTGATAAAGAATAGCGGGAAGATGACTAAATTTGTACACGACACCTTTAAACTGCCAGAGCTTACAGAGGATGAACTTGACGAAGTTGACGACTCACCCGAAAAGCCGGAGATTGAGGAGCCGGAAGTTCCCGAGGAGGTCCCGGAGAAAGATCCCGAAGAAGACCCTGTCGATGAATCCAAAGAGGAGATGCACGAGCATTTGGCTCAAAAAAAAAGCCTAAAAATATATCGGGACTTGACCTTGCAAGAGAAACGAGTCGACTTCAAATATTTGAATAATGAGTTTAACGAGGAGGAGGATGCACTAAAGACCGCTCTTGTAATTGTCGTGGCTGCTGATTTGCAAAATGCTATTAAGCGAGCGATGGGGAAACTTAAAGCCGGAGATCTCAAAGGCGTTGCTGATATTGCTTTCGTGAACAGAAACAAGATAAAGTCAGTGGTAAAGGAGTCTATGAAGGTCGCTTATGAAACCGGGAAGAAAAGTGCGAGCGGCGAGATGGACGTTCCCAAACCTCCGACACCTTCAATAGACACTCAAACTTTAGACTTTGAGGCAGGACAGATAGCGGATGCGTTTGCCGGCGGTGTTGATGTTGCCGCAAAGACTGTCGCAAAAGAGGGCTACTCCAAAGAGGTCGCTATTGCTGCCATTGGTATCGCTATGCATGAGATCGCAAAGAACCAGGCGAGCCGGATGATCACTAATGCTAGTGGAACTGCTGTTGGCGAGTATGTGAATAAAGGGCGGAGGGCTGTATTTAACAAGAATTCTTTTAATATAAAAGCATATCAAAGGAGCGAGATTTTGGACAACAAGACTTGTGCGATGTGCATGAGTTTGGATCAAAGAGTGGTTCGGGCGGACGATCCGATGGCGAAGATGGATCTGGTTCATACTAATTGTCGAGGGATTTGGGTTCCGATAATGGGTGGCGAGAGTTACAAGGGAAGTCTGGGGTTGCCGAAAACTATAACCGATAGGATTGAAACTATAGGTGGAGTGCCGGCTGTCAACAGTTTCACTCAACTTAAAAAACCAATTAACAGATCAAATGAAGCAGTCCAAGACGAAATCAAACGAAGGCTCAAAGATTAACGAGTTCCGTTGTAACAAATGCAGCAAACTGCTTTTTATGTATGGGATAAATGAGGGCGTTGTTGTGATTAAATGTAAGAGGTGCGGGGCTATGAGCAATTTGATTTGCAATAAGACTGGTAATAACTTATAATGTTTCTAGAAGTCCTCGAGGCTCATATATCATTTAACATGAGCCTAGTATGAAAAAACTTGATTCCCTGGAGGAACAAAACATTTTGGATTACGTCAGCATGGTTGACATTAAATTGCTGAAAGAGGAAAAACTTTCTACTATAGAGATTTTAAAAGTCGGAACCATTCACGATAGAGGATTAAAGATTACTAAAAAGATGATGGAAGATTTCGTTAGTAATTTTAATGAAGGAGTTTATGGGACTG